CAAACGCTGGAAGAACGGAAATATCCGTGTAGCCTGTATCGGTTTTGAGAACCAGACTGCATCGGACCCCAATATGCCGCTCCGTGTCATGGGTTACGATGGCGCAGAGTACCGGGCGCAACTGCTCAACGACAGCGAAAATCTCTATCCGGTTGTAACGCTGGTGCTTTACTTCGGCCACGATAAACCGTGGAATGGGCCGCTTTCCCTGAAAGAGCGGCTGAACATTCCCAAAGAATTTGAGCCGTATGTCAACGACTATAAAATCAACCTGTTCCAGATTGCATATCTGACCCATGAGCAGGTAGAGCTTTTCCAGAGCGATTTTAAGGTTGTTGCAGACTACTTCGTGCAGAAGCGGGAAAACGGCGACTACATTCCGAGTTCGCAGGATTTGACCCATGTGCAGGAAACGCTTCAACTGCTGAGTATTATGACGAATGATAATCGGTTTGAGGAAGCGTACAATACAAATACCGATGGCCAGAAAGGGGGCCCACACAATATGTGCGATGTGCTTGATAAAGTGGAAAACCGTGGCATTGCAAAGGGAAAAGCCGAAGGGGAAGATACGCTGGCTTTGCTGATGAAGAAGCTGTTCGATCAGAACCGTATTGAAGATGCAAAGCGGGCTTCTGAAGATAAGGAGTACCGTGCTCGGCTGATGAAAGAGTTTGGCATCAGCTAAGCAAAAAATTATATGTACAACTGGGAGAGTGTCTTCGGATGCTCTCCCTTT